GTTGGAACTGATTACTTATTAGAAATTGCTAAAAATTGGTATGAATATTTAGTTGATAAAGGTGTTAACTTTATATGGGAAACTAAAGTAACTAAAATTGAATTTGACCCAAAATGGATGGATAAATCAATAAAAACAGGATTAGTTTACGTTGAAGGAAAACAATTTGAACACCCAATAAATGCAATAGAATATGATGAACTTATTTTTGCTGTAGGTAAATCAGGTATTGATTTTGGTAAAGAATTAGCAGATGAATATGACTTACCAACTGAACCCAAATCAGTGCAAATTGGTGTTAGATTTGAAGCACCACAACACCACTTCCAAAACTTAATCGATATTTCATATGATTTTAAGTTATATAGAAAATTCGATAATAAAGGAGTATCATTACGTTCATTCTGTACTAATAATAATGCAGCATATGTTGCCGTAGAAGAAACATACGGAAACTATACTTACAATGGTCATGCTAAAAAAGATGAGAAGTATAGAAACAATATGACTAACTTCGGTATTATTATGGAGTTAAATGGAATTGAAAATCCATTTGAATGGTCAAGAAATGTTGTATCACAATGCCAATCTGTAGATGGTAAAGGTTTATATTACTCTCCGTCACGTAAAGTATCACTTACATCTGAAGGAGGACATGTAGAAGCACACCAAATATCAGATACTGATATGATGGATGTTAGAAGAACATTTGAAGGATATTTTGATTATATCGAAGACTTTATTGAAGATATGAAAAAAGTATTTCCAACATTACAAGACGATTGGGGAATTTATATTCCTGAAGTAAAATATCTATCACCTGAGCCACTCGTTGATTATACCAACTTAGCCCTGACCAAGTATCCTAACGTACATTTTGTTGGTGATGCGCTTTCCGCTAGAGGTATAACAGTGAGTGGTGCACAAGGGATTTATGTAGCAGAAGATATTTTGAAATCTAAGTAATTTTTCGTATCTTTATGACAAAGAATGAAAACAAATTTACACGTGTTTACGAAGATGAACATGAAAAAATAACATGGACTTACGATCTAAATTATTACAACCACGGACCCATATCAGTAGAAATTAAATATAAAAACGAACAAACAAATGGAAAGAAAAATAAAAACACCAGAAGGACAAATAATGTACCTGTCGAAAACGAGAAAGTTAAAAGAGGGCGTAAACGACAAGAACGATCCTAATGCGTATAAAGAAGAATGGGTACTACACAATACAGATGGTCCTGCTTTAATTAAACCTGATGGGAAAAAAGAATATTATTTCTGGGGAATTTTCCAAGGCAACACACCAGAAGTAATTAGAGAATTAAAACGTAACCATACTGGGTTACCACCAGCAAAAAACCCATTGTTTAAAAATAGTTTTAGATAATATGAAAATAGGATTAGTAGGTACTGTATCTGTAGGTAAAACTACATTAGTTAATGCTTTAAAAGAATTACCACAATTTAAAGATTATCATTTTGCTACTGAACGTAGTAAGTATTTAAGAGATTTAGGTATTCCTTTAAATACTGACTCAACATTAAAAGGTCAGACAATATTCTTAGCTGAACGCGTAAGTGAGTTAATGAAAGAAAATTTAATAACTGATAGAACAGTTATTGATGTTATATCATTTACTAATGCTTCTAAATCAATTAGAAACGCTGATAAAATCTCATTTGAAGAATATGCTCGCAATTTTATTAATGAATATGATTATATTTTTTACATATCTCCTGATGGGGTAGAAATTGAAGATAATGGTGTGCGTGAAACTAATGCTGAATATAGATATTTAATTGATTTTACTATTAAAAATATGATTAAAAATTATTCACATAGAATAAACAACTTACATACAATATCAGGTACAACAGAAGAACGTATAAAACAAATACTAGAAGTAATCTCTGCTTAATATTTATATTAAATCAACATTTATATATAAAATATGAAAGTAAGTGAATTAAAAGAAACTATACGAGCCAAAGTACGTGAAACCCTATATGCTGGGCCAAATGCACTTCCAGCAGCAATGAAAGACCCAGCATATAATGCTTTACCTCCAACAGAAAAAACTAAAGTAAATAATGCTTTGAAACAAAAGCAATCTGTTAATTTAGAAGAAGAAGATTTTTTAGATGATGATGATAGTATAATCATTGAAGATGTAGAGGATATTGATGATAAAGATCCTACTTTTAAAGATTATGATAGTATATACGAAATAAATGCTAATGTAGCACCAGGATCTAGATATCAAATTGAAGTAAGTAAAGATGGTAATTTTATAGTGCTAACACAAGACAACGGATATGAAATCGTTGTTCATCCGGATGATGTTAGAGATTTAGTTAAAGTTATTCTAGAAAAATACAATGAAGCCGACTAAACAAGACATAGTATTAATAATAATTGCTTTATTATGTTTGTATAATATATTTAATACAAACAGTATTAAAACAGATGTTAAGGGATACCAAGACAAAATTGAAGCTCTACAAACCAAAGTAGATTCAGCACAAGCAATTAATCAACAAATTGATACTAAAATTGATTCTGTTAAAGATAACGTAGTCAATATTACAAAAGAAATTCATCATATAGATAATAATATATCAGTAATCAAACAACAAACAGATGAAAAAATTAATACTATTAATACCTATTCTGCTTCTGAGCTTGAACAGTTTTTCACAGACAGATACAACAAAGGTAAAAATTGATACACCTATTGCTAAATTAGTAGTAAAAGATCTTATTAAAGGAGATGGATGTGTTGAAGAATTAAAACTTACTCAAGAAAAAGTTATTAAATTAGAAGCAAGAGAAACACAAAAAGACACTATTATTTCTTTACTAGAGGATAAGGACAAGAACAATCAGTTTATAATTGCTACTCAAAAAAGTCAATTAGAATTATCTCAAGAATTATCTAATAAATTACATAAAGAATTAAAAGGTCAAAGAACCAAAACATTCCTATGGAAAGTTGGGACTTTTGCTGGTATACTTACTACATCATATCTTTTAGTAAAATAATATAACATAACATATAACATAGAGGTCTGACAACATCAGGCCTTTTTGTATATTTATATATAAATGATTATATGAGTGAACAAAATCAAAATATAAAAGAAGTAATTAGACAGGAATACATTAAATGTGCTACAGACCCAGCTCATTTTATGAAAAAATATTGTATGATTCAACATCCTACAAGAGGTAGAATTCCATTCCATTTATATCCTTTCCAAGACGGTGTATTACACCAATTCCAGAAAAATAATTACAACATAGTTTTAAAATCTAGACAGTTAGGTATCTCAACTTTAGTAGCTGGTTTTTCTGTATGGATGATGTTATTCCATAAAGACAAAAACATACTTTGTATCGCTACAAAACAGGAAACCGCTAAAAACATGGTAACTAAAGTACGATTTATGTACGATAATTTACCTTCCTGGTTAAAAGGAGCCGAGAAACCCTTGGAGAACAACAAGCTCTTACTTAAATTGTCAAATGGTTCTCAAGTTAAAGCAGTATCGGCAGCCGGGGATGCAGGTCGTTCAGAAGCCGTTTCTTTACTTATAATTGACGAGGCCGCGTTCATTGATAACATACATGAAATATTTGCTTCTGCTCAACAAACATTAGCAACGGGTGGAGGGTGTATAGCATTATCTACACCTAATGGTACTGGAAACTGGTTTCACCAAACATGGTCTAAAGCAGAATTAGGAGCAAATTCATTTGTGCCTATTAAATTAAAATGGACTGTACACCCTGAAAGAGATCAAAGTTGGAGAGACTTACAAGATCAAGATTTAGGTATTAGAATGGCAGCACAGGAATGTGATTGCGATTTTAGTACATCTGGAGATACAGTATTTGAATCTGAAGTGATTGATTGGTTTGAAGCTAATTTAATGGAACCTCTAGAAAAACGAGGAGTAGATGGAAATCTTTGGATATGGGAACAACCAGATTATCATAAGTCATATTTAGTAACTGCCGACGTTGCTAGAGGAGACGGAAAAGACCACTCAGCATGTCATGTGTTTGATTTAGAAACATCAACACAAGTAGCTGAATATAAAGGACAAATAGGTACTCGTGATTACGGACATTTGTTAGTTGGTTTAGCAGCAGAATATAATGATGCTTTATTAGCAATTGAAAATGCAAACGTAGGTTGGGATACAGTACAAACAGCTATTGATAGAGGATATAAAAATTTATACTACTCACCCAAAACAGAAGCATACACATCAGATCAGTGGGCTAGACGTAATGATAATCTAGATAGTTTAGTAGCTGGTTTTACAACATCTGTAAAAACACGCCCTCTAATGATTGAAAAATTTAGAGAGTATACTAAAGAAAAAGCATGTGTTATTCGTTCAAAACGATTACTAGAAGAAATGAAAGTATTCATTTGGAAAAATAGTAAAGCACAAGCACAAGAAGGATACAATGATGATTTAGTAATGTCTTTTAGTATGGGTCTATATTTAAGAGACACAGCTTTAAGATTTAGAAAATCAAACGTAGAGTTTGATAGAGCAGCTCTAGGAGCAATATCCGTAGACAGAGGAATGATGAATCCTTATAGCGCTAGAGGATATAATAATAACAACCCATGGAAAATTCAAACAGAACAAGGAGGTCACGAAGATATTACTTGGCTGTTAGGATAAATATTTATACATATGATAGACACATCTTTATTTGGTAGATTAAAACGATTATTCTCAAACGACGTAATTATTAGAAACGTTGGTGGGAACCAAGTCAAAGTAATTGACAGTGACCACATACAATCCTCAGGGGTAGTACAAACAAATATGTACCCTGAAAGATATCAACGTATCTATACTGGAGGGTTAGGTACTTATGTTGGTAATGCTCCTTATTCTAATTTCACAGTATTAAGACCTCAATTATATAATGATTATGAGGTAATGGATGGTGATCCTATTGTAGCATCTGTACTAGATATTGTTGCTGATGAATCTACACTTAAAAATGGTGCCGGAGAAGTATTAGCTATTAAATCACCAGACGAAAACATTCAAAGAATATTGTATAATCTATTTTATGATGTACTTAATATTGAATTTAACCTTTGGGGTTGGGTTCGCTCAATGTGTAAGTATGGTGACTTTTATTTACATTTACATATTGCTGAAAAATATGGTGTTTATCAAGTAATTCCTCTTAACGTATATAATGTAATTAGAGAAGAAGGATTAGATCCTAAAAACCCATCTTATGTTCAATTTAGAGTTGAACCAAATGCTTCATATACAGGTATATTAGGTGGAACAGATAAAGAAGATATGACATTCCAAAATTATGAAGTAGCTAACTTCAGATTATTAGGAGATTATAACTTTTTACCATACGGAAGATCATATATTGAACCAGCTCGTAAAATATTTAAACAATTAGCGTTAATGGAAGACGCAATGTTAATTCACCGTATTTTAAGAGCACCACAACGTAGAGTTTATTATGTGGATACTGGAAACGTTCCACCAAATGAAATTCCTGCGTTTATGGAAAAATTAAAAGGACAAACTCAACGTACTCCTTATGTTGATCCTAAAACAGGTGAATACAATCTTCGTTATAACATGATGACTGTAAATGAAGATTTTTACATACCTACAAAAGGTGGAAATACATCAACCAAAATAGATACATTACCAGGACTTGAATACAACGCTATTGATGATGTTGTTTATTTAAGAGATAAAATGTTAGCTGCAATGAAAGTGCCGAAAGCTTTTATTGGATATGAAGCTGACGTTGAAGGTAAATCTACATTAGCACAACAAGATATTCGTTTCGCTCGTACAATTGAGCGTATTCAACGTATTGTTGTATCTGAGTTAACTAAAATTGCTTTAGTTCATTTATACTCTCAAGGGTATACTGATGAGAATTTAACAAATTTTGAATTAGAATTAACTACTCCATCTATCGTTTATGACCAGGAAAGAGTAGCATTAATGAAAGAAAAAGTAGATTTAGCTAGACAAATCCAAGAAACCAGTTTATTCCCTACAGACTATATTTACGATTATATATTCCATATGAGTGAAGACAAATATGATGATATGAGAGATTTAGTAATTGAAGATAAAAAACGAATATTCAGATTATCTCAAATCGAAAATGAAGGTAATGACCCTGTAACTAGTGGTCAATCATATGGAACACCTCATGATTTAGCATCATTATATGGTAAAGGAAGAA